CGACGACCGTACTGGCTGCACTCGCGCTGGCACACCGGCACGCACTACAGGATCGCCAACATAAGTAGTCAACCCAGTATCCACATCATAATCGGCTGTCACCAAACTGGGGTCAAGCAAATCGACAACACCATTTTTAAACGTGTCGGACACTGCCGCAATGCGGTTTGCCCACTCGACTGGCGCTTGCGCCATCAGATAATCATCCCACTACAACCATAACCGTAACCGTAACCGCATTTTGATGTGGGGTATTCAGCCAACTCGTCACGGCAATAACACTGTTTACCAGTATCAACAATCTGAAACCCCATATCGCCTTCAGCATCAGCCCTATCAGCAAGGGTAAAGAAGGCGTCGGCCTGCGCTCTAAGCTGCTCAGCCTTTTGTCGGCTATCAATGGCGAGGTCAAAATCTTTAATAGATTCAGCCTGACGCGCAGCAGTATTAGCAAGCCCAATGTATGCGAGGCCGACAGCACGATAAACGTTTGACTGCAAAAGCAAATATGCGTCAATTTCGTTATCGGAAAATAGTAGGTAGTCACCCACCCCAGTAACAGCAGGGTTTGTGGGAACAAAATAAACGTCGTTTGCAAGTAAACGAAAACTGCCCAAGTTTGTAGAAAAGTTGGGAGGCGCAACTCCAAGATTAGCCATAACTTATTTTACCAGACATGGGGCAACCCCCAGGGAGCGGGGAGGACGCTCAACCTGGGGGGCCAGTGGCAAACCCATTACCACTACAACAGCAAACAAAAAAGTAAAGGAGGTAAACTTTTTCGCCGCACACAAATTTTACCACGACAAAACCCCCCACCGTTTCCAGTGAGGGGTTCCGCTTGTCGGGATTAAACTTTACGAACCTGAACCGTCAGAAGCAACAATGACTTGAGGCGTAAACGCCACACCGCCACCAACAAGACGAATCTTCGCCTCAGTGTCGTCAGCTTCAAACGAACCATCCATCGGGTCAGTCATTCCGCCAGCAAGCGAAAGAGCATTAGACGACTTCAAGTAAACCTGCGGAACCGGTGCATCCTCATGGCGCAAAGCCAAAATGGACGGACGTGCCGAATTCAGCGGGACAAGGAACCAAGAGTTAGCCGCAGCCGCCCCACCGTACTGGTCGAGAGCATCAAACGGAGTGTAACCAAACCCGCCAAGGCTGGGGTTGATGATGTACTCTGTGGAACCATCAGTGGCACGAATTTCAGTTGTGTTCAAAATGTCACGAGCCGTAGTCGAAAGACCATAACCGGTAACAAGTTGGAACTGAGACGTGTTTGTACGACGACCGTTAACTCGCACGCTCTGCGACTGCAAAATTGCAGCTTCAATAGCCTGGTAAGTTAGCGTCGGGTTTGACGGTGCCTGAGCAAAGTCGGCGTTCGGTGCACCAGCAGCATCAACGAGGACTTTAGCAATCCACAAATCTTCCTGCTCGCCAGCCAACTGTGCCATACGGTTCACGGCGCGAGGCAACCAAGAAAACGATCCGGTGCGAAGCGAAGTTTCCCAAGACATGCGCAAACGCAAACCAAACTTGCCCTGCGAACCAACAACGTTTTCCGTGTTGAAATTCATTGCCGGGTATTCGGCCAACTCGCCAACACTGGGAAGCCCATAACCGGTGTAAACTTCACCGTTCTGCGAACCAGCAAGATCGTCAGCATCAAACTCGATACCATCCCACTCAATGTTCGTGTAACGGTCAGTGTCGTAACGCTCAGAGAACTGATCCCACACAGGAGCCGAATTAGCCCACTCCGCCAAAAAGAGGGCGTTAATTGCAGGGGTCAGAAACAGTGGCACGTCGGAAGTTGAAATTGCTTCCTGAAGGGTTCGACCTGCTTTACGGTCGCCTTTCAAAGTTGCAAACAGCAGCGAACCGTGCTCCTTCTGCTTTTCAGCAAGAGGGGTACCCGAATTGATGTGCCGGTTGAGACGATCAACAGCATTTTCTGCCAGTAGCTTACGTTCGTTCATTAGTTGTTCACCCGAACCTTAATCGGCTGACTGCCGGTCGTTGACCCTTTAGCTTCAGCCGCAACTCCAATAAGAAAGTTTGCACCCGCCGCAGCAGCAGCAGTAACTACAGCCGAACCGGGAGCGTTGGCGGCAGTAATGTACAACTTCGCTCCACGCGCAATAGCGGCAGTGTCAGTTGTCGTTGCACCAAAAACGCCAATGTGTCGGACGCTTGCACAGTACGTTCCGTTTTCGCGCAGAGTCGCATCAATTTCAGCAACACCAAAAAGGGTGCCGGGGGCTGAAGCTTCCAAAGAAACAAAATCGCCCGAAACAATTCCGGGGTCAGAAGTGCCAAAAGAATACGAAACCGAGAAACCGTCGCGGAGGATTTCATTCAGAGCCATTAGGCACCCATTCCAACGTGGTCATTAAACGAGAAGGTTTTCTCGCCTTTAGATTCAACAATGCGACCCTGCACATCAGTGTAGGAATCAACTTTCACAGATTCTGTAATCTGCTTAGTAATTTCAGCAACATAAGCCACTTCCAACGCAACAGCGTCAGCAACAGCTACACCACTTTTGACGCTCTCAATAACGCGCTTACGCCCCGACTCGGGGAGCTTTGCCTCGGCAACCGCCGTGGTCAACTCTTCAGCAACAGCAAACGCATCCACGTTCGCAGCAACTTCAGCAGCAGCCTGCTCCGAGAGAGTGACGATGCCCGAAACTTTCACATCCAAAGCGTCAACTTTAGCAGCGAGAGCTTCAAAGAGAGCAACAATCTTCTGCTCATCCATCTGGTTCTCCATCTTCTCATCTTCGACAATGGCGGTTACCACGTCGTTTACCGTAGGTTGCCCTAAGGAATTCTCAATTTGTCGATACGATTCCAACATGCGTTCCACACGCCCCCCGCGACCTGCCGCGACAACATAATCGACGGAAGTGTATGGGTCTGACATGTCAAACGATTCGACAATATATTGACCGTTTTCTTCACGGCCTTCACCGGAAGCAAAAATGGACACACCAATAATGTCTTGATATTCGGCAACAAAATCTGCATACCGTTTGTCAACAGACACTTCAGCGTACAAACCTGCAATACCATCATCGTCAACCATAAATTCGACCATTGGGGCTACACGCCCAGCAATGTCACGCACATCCCGCATTTCGGGGCGGCTAGGGTCTTTCGGATGGTTCATAAACATGGGGCGGTTAGAAAACACTTCTTTATATTTTTCCAACAGTTCACGACTGTAAGTGCCTGAACTTCCTTGCCCTTCCGTAATTATTCGCACACGAAACTTACCACTACCGTCAACCGATTCAAGTAGGGTGCCATGTTCAGAAAGTTTACGGGTACTCATATTGTTCTAAGTTTACCAGAACGTTGTATAAAAAGCGGTAAACACAAAAGTGGGCATAACGCCACTTTGAATCGTGTGGTGTTATGCCCACTTGCAGTGTTGCGCTTACGTTTTAATTCAACGTGTCAGTACGCACATCATTACCACTCGTGTTACCGTCACCGCCGCCACCATTGCCCCGCCCTTGATTTACAGCAGGCACAGTTGGCCCAGCAGTTACCGTACCATCCGTGTCAATGTCCCGCCGAGCCAAAGACATTGCATTGTTGGGAATGAGAGCACCTTCAGGTACAGTCCCGGAAGGGAAATCCAAAATTGCGTCAACCTGGTCACGCATTTCCTGGGCGGAATACAAACCATCCATGTACGGCAACAAAATGGATTGCATCATACGGTACAGTTCGGCACCATCCAACATGGATTTGAAAGACACTTCAACATCCGGTGCGCCCAACCAGGCCAAAATTTCTTCTTCAAACGCAACGTGCATCATGCGTCGCACTTCCATGTTCAGTCGTGTGGGCAAGTCGAGCAACTGGCCTGCACCATAAGACGAACCAGCAGCGCCAGGGTCAGACGACAAGCCCACCACGGACACGTCTAACGCTGTTGCCACAATCGCCAGTACGGGGCGTAGCGAATCAAAGTCGTAACCTGACCCGGCTGTGGATAGTGCGGCAACATCCATGCCGTCAACCATTGCCGCTGTACCGCCGCGTGCTGAAGCAGACGACACTTTAGCTGCCGCCGCATTAGTGGAAGCAGCAGTTTGACCTTTCAACTTAAACGCTAACGTTGCCAACGCTTCCTGCATTTTCAAACCATTCAAAACACCTTTACGGTATTCGTTTGACCAATTTAATGCAGCAATCGAATCGGGTAACCCCCACAGCCAGCCGTCCTGCAAATTGGCTTGCTCCATAAACAAAGTTTTGTTTCTCGCAACACGTTCTTCAGCACCAATAAAAGTTACTGTAGGTCGTTCTTTATCTTTGTGTGCGTTCAAATAAATCCATTCATGGCTCAACATTGCACCCATCGGAAACGAATATGGTGTGCCGTCAATAATGCCATCATCAGACCATGAACGGCGGATAGCCCACATTTCTGTTGGCGCATCAGGGTTCACAATAACAGCCGTAATTTGCCAAATAGGTATTGACCGTAAAGTTTTTACTTTAGCCGGTTGCCCTCGCCGTGCAGGACGCGCATCTTCACCAACAACAAAATATTGTCCATTTGTGTATAAGGCCTTCTCTTGACGTTCCCGAGCTTTAGGGCCAAAAAAGTTTGCCTGGTTGACGGCATTATCAATAACCACTTGCACACCCCGGTTACCTTGCCGCGCTTGTGGCACGTTATGATGCCGAATGCCACCCTGCCACACTTGCGCATGACGTAGCCGTGCACCCCGCCCAATGTGCGCGTTCAAACCGGCAAGATTACGCAACTTTTTAGACACATCTTGCACTTGATACAAGTCAGGGCCATCCATTTGGTAGCCGCCCAACTCCAACCAACCACGCACGTCAGCCATCAAAGTCATGTTAGACATGCTCTCTTCAAGCTTCAACGACACGTTTTCTATCGCATTATGTGCGCTATCCAATTCTCCCCGCAACATTTCCACTTCAACATTGCGTTGCACGTCAACAATTTCATCACGTTTATTAGCCATAAACCAATGATACCAGTGGCAAACCCGTCAAAAGTTACCAGTAAAACTAAGTTTACTGCAACTTACACAGGCAAACCTCTTAGGTCGGCCATCGAATCAACAGTGAAATCGTCGTAATCAAACGTTACAACGTCACCTTTTTGTGGTTTACCTTCATCCGGCTCCGCATCATACAGGGAGTACCATACTGCGTCAGCAAAATCTGGACTTTTTCGGCCTCTCGATCTTATATCGGCCTTACTCTCTATCTTGATTTTGTTGCGCGAATCATACTCATATTGGATTGACCGCAACTGGTCAACCATATCCTCATCAGCACCATCCAAGTCCAACAAACCCTGATGAGCCAACAATTTTATATCAAAAAATGCTTCCGCCCGAGCATTCGTATACGTAGCCTTCTCCCTCGCAGGACTACCACCCGCCATTTTATAAATATCATACGGACGCACTTCCGAAGCCAAATCTTGTACTACCGCCATGCCCACACCCGACGAGTCAATTTTCACCCTGGATGCAGCCAACCCTAAAGCGTGCCCATCAATCAACATGCCATTCGACGGTTTCTCCACACTCCCACCAGCCAACGGCGCACCCTGCCAAGCCGCCACCCGCCGTACCCGCCAAC